GAGACAGAGATTGTAAAGGAGCATATTCCCGCTCAGAAAAGTCTGTCAGAAGAAAAGTTTTACCAATTTGAGGAAATACGTGATCATACAGTGCGAGACATTGTCAGCCGAGTCTACACAATTGCGAACATCACAGTTCCAACAGGTGGTTTACCGGGTGATATTCTATATACTTTTGATCCTTTAGCAGCATTATTGGGACAAGCTAATGTAAGAGCGAAGTTGGCACGATTTGGTGCGATTAGAGCAAATATTGTCATTAGGACATTAATAACAACTGCTAGGACATGTTCTGGTGCAATTATGCCACAATATATTCCACCTTTGGGTACACAAAGAGCCACTACATTGTTACAACAATCTCAATCGATAAGAGAGGTGGTTCCATTATCCACAGGGAGCCAAGTTGATATTACAGCACCTTGGGTTGATGCATTTTTAGCACGAAACTTGTCAACAAATACCGGAAGTTTAGGAACCTTCAGAATTTCGCGTGTAACACCATCGCAGATAGATTCAGTTAGAATCAAGATACAGATTTTCTGTCCGTTAGAAACATTGAGAGTAGAATATCCAACATTCATTGATCAACCTGTCGCATTGGCTAATTTGTTGGTCGAAAAGGAGAAGATAGAACAGTTGATTGCTAGAATGAATGAGAAACCAACAATTCAAGTTTCGAAAATTTATCCACAAATGCAGATGAATTCATTGAGAAATATGATGCAGAAGGTTATGGCCTCAAAGCCGCAACATAATCCATCTGATGCTCCGATTACAGCAATCAAGTATCACCCAGGTACCCAATTTTTAAATGATCAAGGCACAGTTCCCATTCACAATCTGACCATTTCAAAACAACAAGAAGTGGAAGTTGCAGATGGACAATTTGGTTCAGGCATCGATGAGATGGAGGTTGAAAAGATCATGAATAGTGAAAATATTATTGGTGTTTTCCCGTTGGCAGTGGCAGATGCAGTTCACACAGTGTTATATGCACGTCCTTGCACTATTACCGATTTTATTGGTTCAACAGCAGGAACGCCAGCAGTGACAACAATGACAGTTTCTCATCAAATGTTTGCCGCATCAATGGCACAACAATGGTCAGCCAAGTTGCATTTTAAAATTTGTGGAACACATAACCAGCTTCATTCATATCAACTTCGCACAATTTTTGTTCCGGAAGATGTGGGTAAATATACTGTAGGTCAAGTTATGACCACGGATGATGTAAATGCTGTCAAAGGACAAATTCACAAATTCGGAGCAGACAAGATGATGGGTGAACATGTTGTAGAACCCATGACCACAACAAATATGAAGAATGTTCCATCACCACGCAATGCAGCGGGTGTTGCTAGTTTGGCGAATTTGACGGCGAATCAATTCACACATGAATGTTCCTATGGGATGTTTTATGTGATAGTTGAAGTGCCTTTAATTGCGTCAGCACAAGTTGCACCAACTGTATTTCTTTACATAGATTTCCATGCTTCAGATGTCATTCTTTCAGAAGCAGAAACTTGGCTTTACTTACTTCCACAAACTCAAATGAAAGGTATTGAGGGTGAGAGTTTGGCACAGAATAGAGACAAAACGAAATCACAAATTATTGAGAGTGGAGAAATGGCGACAACAATAGAGCGTTGTCCACATCAGATTTCCACTATTGCACAATCTTTGGGAGAAAGAATTACAAATTTACGCCAGCTAGCAACAGCAGCAACGGTCTTTTCAAATTCTTTCACATCAGCAACAGCACAAGCATTTTTGATTGATCCTTTTATATTTCGCACAACTTCAGCACAACTTGTTGCTGATCGCGGGCAATATAATGATCATATTGATTATTTATCTTCAGCATATGGCTTTTTCAAAGGAGGAATGATTATTTCTTTTTCGAAAAGAGGGTCACTCGACAATGCACCATTTGGTGAAGCGACTTTGCTGAACTCACGAAATAATTATTCAGGAGTTTCTTTAGGCAATCCAAATGGGATCCAAACATTCGCTGCCGCTAATTCAGCTAGTTCAGGGTCTCGTGTCGTGCCGATTTTCACAGAAGAATGTTTAGCACAAATTTGTGTACCATACATTCAGCCTTTTAATATCAACCGAACATCTAGCATAGATGGTTTCAACAACGGTTCGAACAGCAAACATTTGATGCTTAGACCATATGGAGCTCAAAACATTCGCTTTTTCCGTTCAGTTGCAAAAGATTTTACCTTTGGATTTTTGACTTCATTACCTCAGTACACATTAAATGTGGCTACATCACTATACGCGTAATGGTTTTTGATCATATGTTTTC